GGTGGTGATGAAAAAGGTAGTGTGACCGCATCTCAAGAAACAAAAGTTCCAGAAGCGGTAGCATTGAAAGATGAAAAAGGTGCAACTAATAGTGATGCAGTTATTCCTGGCGGTGGACAAATTACGGATCCAAATGCTCCTAACTATAATGCAGAATATGCAGAAGTTAAAAGAGAAAGTGATGAATTTAAAGCTAAGGCTAAAGAAACATCACCTTCAATTGCACCAAAACTACAATCAGCACAACCAAATACTGGTGAAAAGATGGCACAGCAATCTAACGAAAACACTATGGCTAAGACAGAAGCAATGACTGGTGGTAACAATACAAACACATCAATTGTATCTGCACCAAAAGTTACAAACGCAACTAATGTAACGAATGCGCCTATCAATGTTAGAAATAGTGAGAACACATTCGTAAGAAATCAAGATAGAATTTCATCATTCTAAAAACAAAAAACCCCACCGAGGTGGGGTCAAACTGTTATAAAACTAGTTTATTCTTGTTGAGCCAAAGACTTGAAATAATCCAAATCATCATCTGCTTCGACTTTGCGGTCAATCCGCTCTAAGTCATTTTCAGATAATTTGCGAGATACACTCGCATCTTCAGCCTTAGTTTTAGGTGCAACTGCACCACCATCAAAACCGAGAACTTTATCTAAACGAGCCTTTAGAACTTCATAAGGCTTGAATTGTTTTGGTTCAAGAAATTCTTTGAGAGAATATTCTTTCTTCCACAACTCTTCGAGTTTAGAATCATCACCATCAAAAAGAGCAGACTTGTCTGCAAATTCTGATTTATCATAATTACGATAGCCCTCGACATTACGAATCTTCAATTTGAAGTTAGCACCTTCCCACATGTCAAATGGATTGACAGGTGTCTCATCAGCGAATTCTGGATTCATTGCCTCTGAGATTTTATCGAAGATTTTCTTACCAAACTTATACAGTTTGATTTGACCTTCGTTAGAAGGATTTGCTGGATCGGAAACAACCAAGATGTTTGCGATGTAAGTTAACTTGCGTTTTTGCTTACGAGCAATTTCTTTGTTGGCTTCAATACCAGAATTCCAAAGAGTGGAATTATACTCAGAGACTGGATCTTTTTGGTTAAGAGTAGTCAAAGAGTTTTCGATGTACCAACCACCAGGACCTTGAAAGCCATGATTGAATACACGAACCCATGGCAGACCATCTTCACCATCAATAGAAGGTGCGGGTAGAAAACGAATAACGGCCATGCCATTACCTGCTTTATCTACTTCAGGTTGCCAGAAACGGGTATCATCTTTGGAGCCAGCCTCTGTGGACTGATTGTTGACTGATTCAACAGCTTTTGTCAGTTTGTCGAATTGACTGCTGTTGCGTTTGAGATTTGCAAATGAACTCATATGTTTTTCCTTTTTGTATAACGGAGTATGTTTGTATGAACGAATTATCCACAGTATGCATTATATCTCATATATAGACAGATTGCAAGTGGCTTTTTAAAATATCCTGAAACTTTGCCTTATCATAATCAATGAATGGAGTATACTTACTTGCAGTCAAACATACCTCAGGCCATCTAATTGTGTCATCGATTTTTCGACTCCACATTGGAAAGAAGCCTAGCATATCATTCAATATGCACAATGTTTCAAATTGAGTTTCCTTTCGTAATGTTTTTGTCAATAGAACAGGATATTCTCCATCTTCTACTTTCAAAATGTCATTGGGATTAGAGTACTCAATAAACAATTCACGACAGTCATTTTCAAAGATATAACTGAGTGATTGCTGGCTCATCAAAAACAATTTGTATATCGATTCAGCATCTTCTTCTAAGAGTTTGCCTACCCATATCTTATTGTCAATGATGAAATTTGAAACGAGAAATTTAACAAATTCTTCTTTCTCATACTTCCTAGAAAGTTTGTAGAAATAGTATTTGTCTTTTCTCAATTCAAATGTCTGTACAGAAATGTTTGACTTTCCATTGTATTTGAAATAGTCATAACTCTTCTGTGTGAAATGTATCTTCAATGAATTGCACAAAGCGAAGGCTTCATATCCTGTCATAATAATCCTCAAAAGGTGGGACCGAAGTCCCACCACATCATTTTACCACCAACCAGTAACTCTACCCACCACTTGTACAATAGCGACAGCAATGGCAACATTAACAATTAGACCTACATCAATTTTTGGAATAGAAATATTCATAACTTCTCCTTCTATCGTGTTTGTTTTGAAGAGACAAACACAAAAACTCTTAAATTGGTAATTTAGATACAACAGGCATCATTCTCATGTCCTGTGCATCACTTTCAATTTTAGATTTGAGATTAGAGTTTACCAAAGATGCGGCAACCTCAATCTCAAGTCCTGTCTCTTTACAATATTCAACGATTGCATCAATATGATTACACCTATGCTTTCGCATCATGTCTTCAATTGCTTTTGCAAACTTCATCATTTCATCACGAGTAGGCATAATTTATTTTTTCGATTGTGACGATATGATTGATGGCGCATTGTGTGATTGCATTGATGATGCAAATGCAATACAGATAATATCTGTGCTTGATGCATATGAGCAACGAACCGACAATGGATCGATGCCTTTTGATATTGCACTGTCAACATTCGCCGCCATTAGTTTTCTGTCATTAGTATGATAAAAAGTCATACCACCAATCAATGCAAGCAAAATCAGTGTAATTGAAATTTGTACTGTTGGTGATTTGAATGATGTTAATGCTGTTAATTTATTATCTATAGGCATATTGGTTTTCCTTTAGTGTTTTAAAGTAAAAGATATGTCTACCAATCTGTGTTGTCTTGACCATATTCTTCCACTTAGGGTTTACATAATCTGCATGATAAAATAATGCTCCTGAAGTAGGATCATCAATCTTTTCATAATTTGCATAGACATATGTTGCTAAGTCTCGAATGTCATTATATCTCAAATTGTATCCACTTGTCAATACTTTAGAGGTAGAAATAGCATAAGGCTTTTCTTCACACCACCATGAGAATTGACAAGTCTTTCCTACTTTTTGTTTAACAACACCACAGATGTTGTCTTCAAAATGTCCAGAATTCATTCTATTGATTGTGACGAATGCAACAGCAAGTTGTCCTTCTCTCGGCTCAAATGCCGATTCAAAATAGATGTTTTCTGCTAGGCAATTCACTTGTTCTTTTGCCTCAGCATTTAGACTAAAATAATTTGTTCTGAATGGCATTGATGTTTGCGAATCAGTTAAAATAAAAACCGACAACAAAATGCCTAATGAAATAATTATGCTCAATAAGATTGAGTGCTTAAACATTGGATTTTCCTTTCAAAGAAAAAAGGAGGCCATTGCGGCCTCCTCTAACCCTCTTCTATTAAGAAGATTTCTTAACTACTTTTGGTTGTTCCGAAGGTAGATTGGATACAAATCCATTAAGCGTTTGTGCTTTGGATATAATATCAATTTCGGATGGGATTGGCGGCAGTGCTGGATGTTCAGGTGGTGTCTCACCTTTAGACCTTGCCGAATCGCATTGCATGTGCCAGCTTTGAGAGACACGGTCACGCTCTGCGTTATAAGAATCATATAGCATGTCTCTTGCCATTTTTAATAGTTCAAGACGAATTTCAAAAGGTGTCATGTTTGACATAGTTTTCTCCTGTGATGTGTAGTGTATGATGGTTTTATTGGGATCCATCAACCCACTGTTTATTTATTTATAATATCAGAAACTGCGAGTGTATTGTAAACGCACACCGTCTTTTTCTTCATCACCCCAACTGCGGCTCCAACGAACTGCAATTGCATCTTGTTTAGTTAAATCATAACCAACTGCAACATGGGCACGAGTTGTTTGATATGCGTTTGCAGTATCAAATGCATTACGATAACGAGTACCAACATCACCAGTAAGTCCTGCACCTAGAGGAATTTTAACTCCTGCATCAAAAGCATAGTGACTGAAATGAGTTGAACTGGTTACTTTCTCACCTAATCGAACACCAAGGTAAGGGCGAAGGCCGCCTTTGTCGCCGAAAGATTGTTTCACACGAAATTCTAGACCTTGTGTAATTGAACCACTACCAAATTCTGTTTGGCTATTTTCTATTTTCAAACTGTAGTCAGTATCGCCTACTTTATTTCCAACTACCAAGGCTTCCTTGATATTGTCTGCGCCAGTGGCACGATTGTTTTCATTGGAATATTCCAGTGATGTATATCCGCCTGCTTGTGCAAGACCACACATTGCTATCATTGTTACTAAAAATAACTTCTTCAAAATAAACTCCTTTGTTGTTAAAAATGATGGATTTATTTTTAGAGTAAATCCATCAAACCTCTATTACCTATTTGCAATGTACATTGTGATTTCGAAACCGAAACGCATATCGCTTGCTTGTGGTGTAGACCATTTCATATTTTTCTCCAGTTATAGTTACAACAAATCGTTATAACTAATTATATATCAAAAGGTAGTGAAATTACAAGCAGAGAAAATCATTAATCTATCATAGTACAACTGCTAATCTTTGATAGGTATTCTGTTACGAGGAACCTATCGAACCCTAGGCCGTGTTTAGGCAGCCAATGCGAACTGTGAGTCGTTTGCGTTTACTTTTTTTGCTTGATTAACGGTCATCGCCTACCGTGCTGTCCACTCTGTT